ATTTTTATATAGAAGTCAATGTTGTCACCTTATGCTACTCCACAGCCACATCCGCATCCACATCCCATGTTCTGATTGCAAGTGAAGATAGGGGTGCGACCGTAAACAGGTGTAGTAGGAACAGGACAGTTATTGAGTCTGTTATAGAGCTGGTCTACCTCATTAGCAAAGCCCTGTGAAATGAAAGCGTTCTGAGCAGTCTGTGATTCTCTAAGAGTTGCCATATTGAGGGCTGTTGTAAGCTCTGCAATTCTATCATTCTTAGCTTCAACCTGTGCTTTAACACCATCAAGTTCAAGCTGGCAAAGCTTATCGAGAATAGCCTGTGTACCATTTGTCTGACTCTGAATAATATCCCTTGTGTTGTTTGCATCCGCAAATCTTGTCTGGTTACCTTCATTCTGAATGATGTTCTGAGTCTGGCAAGTAGCAAGACGATTTTCGCAACAACAGTTAGCAAACTGAGATGAGAGGTTTGTAAGACCACCTGTAACAGCAGTCTGTGAATTAAATGCCTGCTGGAGATTAGCAATCTGTCTAGCGTTAGCGGCAGTTTCTGCATTAGCAAAGCCGTTAGTAATAGTGCCTGTAATAGCATTACCTGTCTGACAGATGTTCTGATTGATGCCTGCAATACCAAGAGCAGTATCACCAAAGCCACTTGTTACTGCGCTCTGAATACCTGAAAGCTGAGAAGCTAACTGTGCATCTCTAAAGCCATCATTAACGTTTGTGTTAATACCCTGCTGACCATTCATGAGCCATGGGAAGTCATAACTAAGCTGAGCATTTCCTGCTCCACCAAATCCTCCCCATCCTCCAAAACCATTGCCCATAAGAGCGAAGAGGAATAAGATAACCCACCAGCCATCTCCCCACATACCATTACCGAAACCACTGTTGTTTCCATAACCATATGCTGGAGCTACTGGCATATACATATTAGTACCGTTGTCCATAGTATTCTCCTTTCTAAAAGATATATAGTTTCCCTTGCAAGGATTGAAACCTAAGTTTAATTCATTTCTAAAAACACACTTTTATGAACGATGTTTGAGAATGAATTACATTTTTTGTGAGCAAAAAGTTTAATTCATTTACATTTTTTAGAACCTAAATCCCATTCTCTGTAATGTTCCCATTACTTTCTGCATTGCTCCGCTATTCATTCTACCACTCTGTAATAAATAATTAACGGCGGATTGAGGGTCATTCTGATACTCTGCGGGTATATTAAGATTTCTCTGAGCCATAAACTGAATGGGATTCTGTCTAAATACATTAAACTGTGAGCGTAAATCAGCCGTATTATTTTGTGATTGATTTCCGTTCAACTGTTCATATACAGAATTAGACATTCTTTCTGCCTCCGTTTTGCTTATCCATCATTTGTCTGTTCTCATCTTCCATTCTCTTAATCTGCTCTTTAAGATGAGTAATTTCTTCCTGCATCTGTTTTACTTCTTCTCTTGTAGCAGTAAACGCAGTATCAATCTGTTTAGCTTCATGGCTCTCTAAACGCATAGGCTCTTCGACTACTTCTGAGTAAGCGTACTTTTTAAGCGAAGGCATACCCATGCTATCTGCTGATTTAATGTAGAAGTTCTGTCCTTCTGAATCCATGAGTAATACAGACATACCTGGATTTACAGTATAAGCTCTAGCTCCTACATCACCCTGCACCCAGTTAATTGTGGATGACTGAGTTGGCTGAGCCATCTGCATCTGAGGTGGTGCATAAGACTGACCAAAGCTGTTTTGTGCATAGCTCTGCTGGTATGGAGCATAGCTCTGCTGATATGAATTGTTGTTGAAGTATGGCATATTTATCTCTCCTTTCGCCAATAAAATAGAGGTACTTTATCTCCTGAATCCCACGCATCATAGTAATCGCCATCTTTTACTGCGACTGCATGAGTACCAGTTCCTAAAATATATGTGCCTGTAGGATGGTCCCTGCAAAAATCTTTTACTGTGTAACAATAGGGACAAGAGTTCGGAATAACTTCTCTAACAAATCCTTCATCAAAAAGCTGGGCGCCCCAAACTGAATCAGAAGAAGGCATATCATGTAGAATAAATCCTCTAAGAACTATCTTGATATATGCCGACTCCCAATCACAGTTTGTAGCCGCACAAAACGCACGGATTACACAGTCACCTACATTCTTTAGTTCGGGGTTTGGATTAAAGTTTATGTAAGACATAATTAAATAATAGAAAAAGAATGAGCCATCCACGAGTTCATGGATGGCTCATATAGAGAATGTATTTAGATTATTTTGGGAGTTTACGTTAGGTGTTTATATAACTGCTCTTTGGCTTTTGATAAAATCCTTTTTAGCTGAGAAACCGATATATCAAACTCCTCAGCTAAAGGCTCATAGCATATCTCATCAATAATTCGGCGTTTAAGAATGGCTCTTGCTCGTTCGCCACGGACATATCTATCAATAGCTTCTGCAATTTCTAAATTGTCCATGTCATTCAAATTCATCTTCTTCTACGCCTTCTGCCTCTTTTCTTGTAAGTTGTTTTAGTTACTCTCGCCATAGTTGAAATCTCCATTCATATCGTTGCCAATATAACTGGCATTTCCATCTTCATTTTCAACAGTTACAGTAGAATTTTCATCAACAGGTAAACTAATGTACCATAGAAAACCTGCGATTGTAAGTACAAATGTAACTAAAATAGCGATACATAGAATAAATAACCGCTTATATAGCATTGTAAAGTTAGTCATTATTCCTTCTAGTGCGAAATATGATATGTTTTCATTTCTTTCATCCGCCATAAGGTCATTTCCCTTTCAACAATTCATTTACTCTATCTTGCACTATTGAAGGGTTATAACCAGCAGCCCGAAGTCGCATACTACGTTGAGGATTGTCACCCCATTTACCGGCTCTAACTTCTCTCGCTATTGTTTCTAAATCTTTTAACTCATTATCATATTTAGGATGTCCAAATAGTGCAATGCCATTATATTTAGAAATAAGATATTTCTTTTTAGCAACACATCCACCATTTCTGACAACAGAATCAATAGAAGATGTATTACCTTCAATAGTATAAAAGTAATTATTGTCTATATTATAGACTAGCCCAGTGTGATAACAAGTGGAACGTTTACCATTCTTAGTAAAGAAAACTTGGGCACCAATAGAAGGAATCTTATCCAGTGCATTATGTTTAGCATACATTCCAGCACTAGCAACTGTATAATCATCAAAGTTACCACCCAATAAGCTCTTTGCAGTAGTAACTCCATACGCTTTGTAAAAGCACCAGTCAACGAAAGCATCACACCAATAAGCAGGAAAATCCATAACACCAGGATAAATTTTGTGCATTTCAAAACCATACTTAGTAATATTATCACTGCCTGCTCCAGATGTTTTTTCATATATTATACTAGGGTTTTTCTGATATGCAGTTTTAGATTTTTCAAGATAACCAACTTCTTGCATAGCTATCTTAATAACCTTATCTACTGTATTCATATTAGTCCTCTACATATGCTTTAACATCAAGATTGGTGTCTAAAAGATGTTTCATCTGTTCCAATACTTCATCTACCCATCTTGAAAATAGTTCAAAAGAAACAACGGGTGCAATAGAAGGAAACTTATCCACAAATAGTGAATATACATATCTAAGTTTAATGGCACCAGTACCAGAACCAAGTTCTTTCTCCGCTAATACAACGGCATATAAAAGCCACTCTTTTATTTTAGCCTGCTGTTCTTCTGATGGAAGTTCTGCTAGTTTCTTAAATCTTATATAAGCTACAAAACAAAAGGCAAGTAATATTACAAGTAATGACCAATTATCAATCAACCATTTCATTTGTAGTATCTCCTCTCTTTAGCTTATACTTTTTAAGAATTGCACACCATAAAGTTTCACCACCAAATGCGGCAAACATACAAGTAGTCAGAGTGTCATGTGATATGCCTGTTAGAGTCGAAATTATAAACTCTACTACACAATATATTATCAGTACAAAGAACGAAAACAGGACATATTTATCAAGTCCTGATAGCTTCTTCTTTTTCATATTATTTCCTTGCTAAATGTTTTCGTAACACTTCTTTCGCTTTCATTAAATCTTCGGTATCACCATAATTTTGATGTATACAAAAAGCTAATTCAAAATCTATAAGTGCCAACATACAAGACTGCATGACTTCATTTGTATTTTCCTGTTCACGAAATCTGTCATTACCTTGAAGAAGGGAAGCCTTAATCTCTTTTATTTCCACATCATGGGCATTGACCTTCTCTTCTAAAGTTGCCTGTGGCTTTGTAAGAAAGGTCTTTAGAGCGTAAATCATAATAGCAAGATTACCGATAGCTAAAAATGTCTGTAAGTATGGTAATAATGATATGAACATAGGCTTTATCCTTTATACGATATTATGATAAGTGTCAATTTAAGTATAGCATAAAAAGCTCAGACATAAAATGTCCAAGCTTTTATTACTGTGGGTAAGGATTTGCACCCTACATAGCAATCATCTTTATGCTCACTTACACCATTCCACAAGTTACTATCAGCATCGAACTGACTGGTCATTGTGCGTCTACCTATTCCGCCACCACAGCTTGTAAATAAAATTATTCACCTTCTACCTCAGGCTCAACTTCGGGCTCTGGCTCAGGTCTGTGGTCAACTATCTCCGAATAGCCTCCAAGGATGCGACCATACTCATCCAGGATCTCAACAACTGCATACAATACATCATCTGCATTGTGATATATTGCAAGAATCTGATGATATGCAACTTTTGCTGCATCAAGGTCATCATACATTGCAAGAGTTGAGCCATCCTGTCCGGCTGTGTTTGTGAGTAACTTGATTAAATAGAATTTCATGTTTTTATCCT